AAGCCGTTATCTACTTGAGTGTATGTCTTTGACATGAATTTAGGATGGTACCGCGATCAACTCGTTCCTATGGGAATGAGTTTTTTATTTCAAGGAGGAAATTATGAAGATTTATGTATCAGGAAAAATCTCAGGCTTAGAAAGACCTGAGGTTGTGGCAAAGTTTGAAGCCATCAGCGCAGAGTTACGAAAGGAAGGACACTCTGTTTTTGTTCCGACTATTCTGCCGGAATACAGTGATGTATCACACGAAGACTATCTGCACATTGATTTTGCAATGATAGATGTTTGTGATGCCATTTATATGCTTGCCGACTGGCAGAAATCAATCGGCGCACGCAAGGAACTGCAATATGCTGCTGATTTCAGAAAAGAGATATTGTACGAAGACATGACAACGAAAGAGGTGAACTTTCCGATTATTTATTCTCATCCGGATTTGGGGAGGGGCGTATGACAAACAAATATGACAGCAGAAAAGACACAGAAAAACACATCAAGCGCGTTGCTTATTATCTCAGCATTTGCAAGAAAGAACTTGCAAAAAAAACAAAACTGCATGATTTTGATAAAATCCATGATAAAACCGAAAAAGCGATGTTTGATGAATACACACCAAAGTTGAAGCATTGTACCTATGGAAGCGAGGAATACTATTGTTTTCTCGCCGGGCTAAAACCTGCTCTTGATATTCACTACAAGAATAACAGACATCACCCGGAACACTTTGCAAACGGCATAAAAGATATGACATTACTTGACCTTTTGGAAATGCTCTGCGATTGGAAATCAAGTTCAGAACGCCATGCAGACGGCAATATCTATAGGTCAATCGAAATCAATCAAAGCAGATTCGGCTATTCTGACGAATTGAAAGACATTCTAAAGAATACAGTGGATTTTCTTAATTCAAATAAAAATCAGTCGTAAAGAAATACTTAACAAGTGAGAAAGCGAGGAAATATGAGCGAAATAAAATTAAAGAAAGGTGATAAGGTTGTTATGCACACTTGCTTAGAATCAAAAGGAAAGAATTTAGGTAAGGTCTGGACTTGCCATACCGACAGTTTCAAATGCGAAGCTGGTATAGAAGTTGTATTTCTTGGAGGTTTTTCCGGCTTCTTTTACACAAAGTTTCTACAGCCTGTAAAACTTGATTCATTCGTAAATGAAAAACTCAATAAAGCAGAAAATATAATTCGCGATTTATATTTTATAATACAAGGCAGAATTGATTATGAAGATAACATACAAATTAAAGATAGCATGGATTTAGCAAAAGCCTTTCTAAATGAGGTAAAATAATGAGTATCTTAAATGAAAAGACAGAAGAAACATCAAAGAAAATACACCTTATGGTAACAAATCTCTGTTCAAGACATTGCCCTAATTGCTGCAATAAATGTTATTCTTTAGATGATATTCCACTTGTTACGGAAGATGAATTAAAGGACTGTGAATCACTGTTCCTTACAGGTGGAGAACCTTTTGAATTCTGCAATGTGGATGCTCTGGCAAAGTATTATAAAGAACATTATCCGAATATAGAAAATGTAATTGTTTATGGCAATGTCAAAGAGTTTGCGGATTATCTTTTTCTTGCAAACGGAAGTCTGAACTATATCGATGGCGTTTCATTATCAATCAAAAATAAAGAAGGTTTGGATATTTGGAACAGGTCTGTTCGTAACCTTATACAGTATAGCGGAAAGTGTACGAACCTTATTCACAATCGTTTATATTGTTTTATGGACGGTGAAATTATAGAAGCTGATAGATTCCCGGCAATCAAAAGAAAATGGGTAGATTACAAAGAATGGAAGCCCGCTGATGATTCCATTTTTAGAAGAGCTTTCTAAAGGAGGGCTGAATAAATGCTGATATTTCCGCTAAAAAAACAATGGTATGAGAAAATCAAGAGCGGCGAAAAGACCGTTGAATATCGGGAAGTAAAAGATTATTGGACGAAACGATTATTTCCAGATATTCCCGAAGATTTAGTGGGCGAGCCTAGAAGATGTTATTTGCAGCTTGGCTATACCAAGAATCGCCTTGAAGCCTGGATAACAAGGATTGAAGTAGTAGACGGCAAAAATACAGACCTTGCAATAGACAAGCCTGTTTATGCGATACATCTTGCTGATGTGAAGGAGTGCGTATGAAATACTATAAGATTAAGCCAAGCCGAACAGGTATAAATCAAGATTCGTGATGGGCGACAAAAGAAATTATGGAACCTTACGGCGAAATATTTCGGAATATGAACGGCGGTTTCTGCAGTGCGGAAGGTTTTGACATTCTGGAAGAGGTTGAATATTCAAACTATGCTGATTTTGAAAATACTCATAGAAAAGAAATATTCGGCTATCTTATAAAGCCGGAATCAAAATTCGGCTGGCTTAGTCCGAAAGGAGAGTTCTTTGGCTGTGATTTTACAAAACATTTGGAAGTCGCAGAAGATTATTTTGGATTTGATGAAGAGACCCTTGAAGAACAAGGTTGGATAAAAATCTTCAAGGAATTTGAAAACTTGCCGGGTGATGTAACCGGGTTATATTACAGGAAATATTCTGCCGGAACTCCAGTCTATTATTCTGATAAAATTACGATAGAACAGGAAAAGTTCCTGCGAGAACACAATATAAATATTTCAAAATACTATGATTTTAGGATGGTTTGAAATGAAAAGCAAAATGTACGAAAGAGTATATAGCAAGCAGCAGTTGTCATCAGGTTCATTCCATGAGAATGCCGAAGAAATTGTAAAAACAATTCTTTCAGCAAAAGAAATCATTGAAAAATGTAATACCAATATAATACAGTTGGGAAAAGTTGCGCAAATTGTAACGGATGAAGTCAAAAAATGGTGTGGGGAGAAGCACATTGCATACCAGCGTCAGAACATTAGTGCGAAAGAAGTTAATAATGGAAATGTTGCCGTTTTTTATGACGGCACGCATGTATTTACAATCGTGATTAACCATAGTCTTTTTCCTGGTCAGATGGTGTTGTGCCGTCCGTTAGGAATAAAGATAGAAGGGAATATAATGCTGGAGAATCAATAAAATGATAAAAGCTATTGTTTATGGATACAATAGGCATGCCGCCAGAAATAAACTGGCGGTTAATGTTTTAAACCAGCACTACGGAAACCCGCTTTCCAAGAGCACGGGCGAAACGCTCTATTGTTGAGAGAGATGTGTTGAAAGCAGGGTTGAGGGCGTTGTCAACTGCTGTCCGCGTGGTATTCATGCGCTGGGCAACGGCAGATTTAGAAAGTTTCTGCTTCTCCATTTCTGCTTGAAGCTGGGCGGCGATGACCTTCTTTGTCGCGAGTTCCTGGGCTTCTTCGTACAAGCCCTGTTCTTTCATAAAATCAGAAAAATCCTGTCCTATTCCGTTCATTTGTTCTGCTCCTTGTAATCTTTCAGTCTGCTTTCTGCTGTATCAATCTCATTCTGCGGCGTTTTCTGTGATTTTTTCGTGAAACCATGCAGAAGAACCATCTTATTGTTATCCACCGTAAAGAATACCCTGCTTATCCCGTCTGCGATGTTTGAGCGGACTTCCCATAAATCCGTTCCCATCTTGCGGCACAAGGGCAGCCCCAACGGAAAGCCTTTTTGTACCGCAAAAATATCCGCACCGACTTCCCGCCTGTCGTCTTTTGAGAGCGACATAAGGTAATCACGGCACGGCTGATTGTTTTGCTTTGTTTTGTAAAATGCCGCGTCCAGCGGTGTTTCTCGTTCCATGAATTAAATGTACATTATATTGTGCGGTTTGTCAAATTCTTTTTGCCTTGATTTTCACTCGTTTTCAGCGTATTATCAAAATATATTTGCCGGAAAATCTCTACATTTTGGAGGCTCTTTATGGGCGACCGGCAGACTATACGCATATCCTGCAATACGCGGGATTTCCTTCCTTTTTCACAAATCGAGGAGTTTCAGGGAAACCTGAAAAAACGCTCCAAGAAAGAAATCTCAAAAATTATCACATCAATCCTACGCTATGGATTCTCATTTCCTTTCTTCGTCTGGAAAGACGGAGTGCGCAACCGATGCCTTGACGGACACGGCAGGCTTCTTGCGCTTGGCGAGATGACCAAGCGGCACTATTTCCTTGACGAATCAGGCTCCCTTTCCGATGATGACGGCGAGCCTGTCCTTATTCCCGACCTTCCAGTTGTTTACATCGAAGCCGCTGACGAAGCCGAGGCGAAGCAGAAAGTCCTCCGCCTGAACAGCTGCTACGGTGTTCTTGATGCTGAGGGCTTCGCGGAATTCACCGCAGGGCTTGATATAGACTGGGATGAGCTTATGCTCCCTTCCGGTGATTTGTTCGAACTTCCGGGGCTTCTTGACGGTGACAAGGCTGGTGAGCACAAATCGCTTGCAGAGCGTTTCATCGTTCCTCCGCTTTCCGTTTTCCGTGCGTCTGCCGGTTACTGGCAGGAGCGCAAGAGGTCATGGATTGCGCTCGGAATCCAGAGCGAGAAGGGGCGCGATGACGGAATGCTCCGTCACATGGCAGCCCTCGCGGAAAAGGCTGGCGGCGGCAAGCTGGCTTCTGAGAGCATCTTCGACCCTGTTCTTTGTGAGATTATGTACCGATGGTTCTGCCCTGAGAACGGCAGGATTCTTGACCCTTTTGCGGGCGGTTCGGTCCGTGGTCTTGTCGCCGGAAAGCTCGGCTTCAAATACACGGGTATTGATTTGCGTGACGAGCAGATAGCGGCTAACAACGAACAGATTTCCATTGCAGGGGATAACCCGCCGGAATGGATTTGCGGCAACTCACGGCAGATGGATTCTTTCCTTCCTTCTGATTTTTCCTGTAATTTTGTTTTCTCATGCCCGCCTTATGCGGATCTTGAAGTTTACAGCGACCGACCGGAAGATTTGTCGAACATGGACTATTCGGGATTCCGTGAGGCATATTTTGACATCATAAAGAAAGCGTGTGCTCGCCTTGAAAACGACAGCTTTGCGGCATTTGTTGTCGGTGAAGCCCGCCAGAAAACAGACGGTGGCGCATATTACGGCATTATTCCTGATACGATTCGAGCCTTTGAGGAAGCAGGACTGCGCTACTATGACGAGATGGTTCTTGTCACACAGATTGCGGCGAAAGCCCTTACTGTTGCCGAGGGATTTGTAAAATCAAGAAAAATCGGAAAGGTTCATCAGAATATTCTTGTATTCGTAAAAGGCGACCCTGCTAGGGCCGCCTCGAAGTGTCGCATTGACGGAGAGGAACTTGCCGCCGCCATAAGCGACGAGCAGAATTCGGAAGATTCGGAGGCTAGCGCATGAAAGATGTGAAGCTGATAGGTCTGTACCTAGCTCCACATTTCCTAGCGATTTCCTTGCTTCTTGCGTTCATTGCGGCAAGGTGCGGTTTTGCAAGTTCCTGCGCCCTGTCGTATGAAATCGCTCCTGTATGCAGCCAGAGCCTTATAGTCCTCATTTCCTCTGTATGTTTCATCATTTCTTCGTTCATTTTCGCGTTCTCCTATGCTTTGGACTTTAAGGGCATACCGCGTGATTTTCAAGGAAAAACACGGTTTTTTGTCGTTTTTCTGCGAGTTTTACGCGGAATTTCGTCATTTTTTGAGATTTTTTGTTATCAGGCTTTTTTTCACTCTTTTGTAAAAAATCAGAAATCATTTTTTCTTTCACTTTCATCAACTAAAAACAGAATTAAAAACGCTTTGTATAACGCAAAGCAAACGGAATAGGAGGCGGCATATATGGGCAATCCGAATCTTGCGGCGGAGGGAGCTCCTTACCGCTTTACATCAACCAATCAGCCAGCAAAGCGCGGCAGACTTCCAAGCAAGCTGAAAAAGTTCGTGAAGGACAACAGCGTGTCGAAAACCGATGTTGATGCAATTTTCTCAAATATCATTTTCGGAAGCACACTTGAAGAATTGCAGGAGATGGTAAAGCCAGGCAATAAGGAAAAACTGCCGGTTATCGTCGCACTGCTTATTTCTGCTTTCATACAGGATATAAAGAACGGCACTCTGCACGAGGTGAACACTGTTCTCGACAGAATCTACGGAAAGGCAACACAGCAGGTCGAAGTCGGCGAAAAACAGAGCGACATTCCAGAAGATCCGGAAGAACGCCGCGCTTTGGCTGAACAAATCAAAAAAGAAATAGGGGTGTGGCGTGGCACGGAAGAAGGAGAATGAAAACGAGAATCTTGAAAAACTCCTCTACCTGCAAAGGCTCGAAGCTGTAGACCATCATCTCAATTTTATGATGTACACATGGACGAACCGGGCTGAGCCGTTCACAGTGGGCTTTCATACGCAGAGAATCTGTGCGGCGATTGATTACGCCATTGAACGCTATCGACAGGGAATTTCTACAGGCTGGGTGATTACCGTTCCATTCAGACACGGGAAAAGCGAGATTTTGAGCCGAAAACTGCCCGCACATTTTCTCGGTCTGTTCCCGGACAGCAAGGTTATTTTGTGCGGCCATACACAGGCTTTGACAGAGGGTTTTTCAAAAACGAGCCGTAATCTCATTTCGACACAGCCTTACAGAAATCTTTTCCCGAATATTCGTGTAGACCCAGGAAGCTCAAGCGGGGCGCACTGGATGATAAAAGACCACGAGGGCGAGTGTTTCGCTTCTGGTCTTTTGGGCAGCCTTTCGGGGCAGGGCTACAATCTCGGCCTGCTCGACGACTACTGTCGAAACCGTGCTGATGCGGAAAGTGATACCTTGCGTGAAAAAATGTGGGACGCTTTCACAAATGACTTTATGACCCGTCGTGCGCCTGTTTCAATAACGATAGTTCTGGCGACACCCTGGCATGTGGACGACATCATCGGGCGCATAAAAAAGCGCATGGAAGAAGACCCAGAATTTCCTCGCTTTAAATGCCTGGCATTCCCTGCGATGAGCGACAAATATCCGCAGGGTGTTTTGTTCCCGGAACGCTTCGGAAAGAAGTGGTACACGCAGCAGAAAGCCGTGCTTGGTGATTACGGTTTTCAGTCGCTTATGCAGCTTGAACCTGTTAAGCGTGGTGGAAATATGCTCAATACGGAGTGTATTCAGCGGCACATGTCTGCGGCAGAGTTTCCGAAAGGACTTCGCTGGATGCGTATATGGGACTTGGCTCATACGGCAAAAGAGCGTGCTAAAGCAGATCCCGACTGGACGAGTGGAACATTGCTTGCTTTCAGCGTCCAGGAAGGTATGCCGCACCTTTGGATTAGAAATGTTGACAGGATGCGGAAAAACGCACCAGAGCGAGATTCTGAAATTCGTCAGGTGACTATGCTCGACGGTCCGTATGTAAAGATTGGTGTCGGTAACTCTTCGGATGCAAAAGACACGATAGCGACCATGCGCTCAATTCTGAAAGGAAAGCGTGTGGTCCTTTCTGTTCCTGAGAAGAAAGATAAGGTTGTCCGTGCGACACCTTTGGAGCCGATTTTCAAGGCCGGAAATGTGCATGTCGTGCACGGAGAGCCTTGGCTTGATGATTGGATAGCAGAAGTCAATGCGTTTCCTTTCGGGGCGCACGATGACCAGGTGGATAATCTGTCCGCAGGATATGCAATATGGCAGTCTCAGGACGATACGAGCGAATTATACAAATGGTAAACAAACAAGGGAGGAAAATAGATGGACAATCAAAAGAATCACTCTGCTAAAGTGCGGAGGAAAGACGGCTGGCAGAACCTTATGACGGGCTTGGGTTCCGCCAAAACAGCAAAGAAAGGTTTTACGCATCATGTCCTTACAGGAGTTATGACAGACCAGGAGCTGGAGTCTCTTTTTTATGAAGATGGACTTGCGGCGCGAATAGTCAAACTTTTGCCAGATGATATGTTTCGTGAGGGCTGGGATTATTTATTTCCTAAACAGGATGATTTGTCAGCTGCAGAACTCGCTGAACAATACGCTGGCATTATGGAAGAGCTTGAGGTTCAGCAGAAAGGTAAGGACGCTTTCGGCTGGAAGCGTTTGTATGGTGGGGCTGCAATCTTCATCTGCGTAATTGACGGACAAACTCCAGACAAGCCTTTAAATCCGAAGAAAATCCGGTCAATAGAGAAACTTCGGGTTATCGAACGGACAGAAATTCAGTTTGAGAATATCGTATGGCAGACAGACCCGGCACAGCCACGGTACGGACTTCCTGTGATGTACCCTGTGAAATTTGAGGTTCCGGGCAATAAGGCAACGCAGGTGATGAATGTCCACTATTCAAGAATCATAGAGCTGCATGGTGATACTTTGCCACGGCATTCCATCACTGGAATCAGCTCCGAGAACCGCTACTGGGGAATCTCTTCTTTACAGCGGGCAAATGACCGCTTGAAATCGCTTGGTTCATCATTGGGAAGTATCGACCAGCTTTTGAGCGAGCTTGGTGTTGGAAAATACAAGATTAAAGACTTGGCACAGCTTCTTTCGTCAGAAGACGGTGCGGCCTCTATTAAACGCCGTGTTGAGCTAATGGATCTTGTAAAATCAACTTTCCGCAGTATGTACCTTGATAATGAAGAGGAATTCGTGCGTGACAATATCAGCTTTGCTGGTGTGCCGGAAATTCTTCATATCTTGTTTATGCTGATTTCTGCGGATACAGGTTATCCAATGACCCGCTTGTTCGGTATGTCTCCGGCTGGTATGAATGCAACCGGCGAGAGCGATATGAACAATTACTATGATATGGTTCGTTCACTGCAGGTTTCAGAGTTGCAGCCTGTACTGCTCCGACTTGTCCGCATTATTTCACTGTGGAAAGGAATTGAAGAGCCATACATTAAGTTCAGGCCGCTTGAGACTATGAACGAGAAAGAAGAGGCTGATTTGGAAAAACAGAAAGCAGACCGTGAAAAAGTAGAGGCTGACACATACAAAGCGTACATCGATGCCGGAGTTCTTGAACCGTATGAGGTTCGGTTCCTCAAATACGGTAACACATTGGATGGCATTCCTGTACCAAAAGATTTGGATATGCCGCCGGTCCAGGAGTCCCCTGATGAGCCGCCAGAAGATGATGGCAATGATGATGAGCCGGAGATTAGCTAGGCACGGGTGCACACAATGGGAGGAATTTATGAAACCTTGGGAACTTTTCAATCTTATTAAGAGCATTAAGCATGAGGAATATATCACTTCGGGTGATGATGTTCAGTGGACTATAAAGGTCGATGATGTTGAAAAAGTCGTAAGGCTTATTTTTGAGGAATCGTGCGGAAATACGGACTGGAAGAACAATCTCAATTTTCCGATGAAACTTTACAAAAAACAGGAATCCTGCATCAGGGCTGCCCGTGGCTGGGGTAATGCCTACAAATCATGCAACGATGAGATTATGCAGAAGATTATTTTTGCCACAGAAATCGCACCTGATTATCAGATTCACATCTGCGGCTGGAGTTATGGTGGCGCGGTGGCTCTTCTTGCAGCTGAGGATTTCCATTACCGGACAGGCAAAAAAGCGAGTGTTTACACATTCGGGGCACCAAAGCCGCTGTGGGGTAAAAAGACCCGCGAATATGTACGCTCTTGCGTAAACGAGGTTAAGCAGTATTCCCATGTAAACGACTGCGTTCCATTGATGCCGCCATTCCCAGGATATACAAGGCTCTCAACTGACCATATTGGAGGAAAAAGAAATTTCTTTAAGCTCTTCAATCCTTGGAAATATCACTGCATTTATGGCGAAGAATCGCTTTACAAGGAGTAGTGCATGAATGATTCACAAGCTACCCGCTCTGCACTCATAGTGCTTTTGCGGGCGCAGAGAAACGGCATGAGTCCGGCGGAAAAGGCGAAACGCAAGAAGCCGGTCCGCTGGCTCTATCCGTGGGCTACAGAAAACCATTACAGACGGCTTTATCAGGAATGGGTGAAGCCGGTTCGTGTGTTCGTGCATGAGTTCCTGGAAAAACATCAGGAATCGGTTCTGCGGGGCGATGCTGCAAATGCGGTTGTCCGGCAGGATGCAGTCGCCGGTGAAAGCTTCGCACTCATGGTACGCTCTCTTAACGGCTGGGTGAATGCTTACATCTCAGATGATGAGCAGAAGAAACTCCGCTCTCCGATTTATATGGGGCTTGGAGATGTTTCCCAGAGTGCGTTCAACTTCAACGGCGGGCAGTACAACAAGTCCGTGAAATCTGCATTGGGGGTGAATTTCCCGTCAGATGAAAGCTGGTGGCCAGATGCCCGGAAACAATGGCAAGACACTAACTATGAGGTAATCAGAAGCGACATCAGAAAATACATCTCCGATATCAACTCGACGACTGAGCAGGCCGTTACCAATGGCTGGAGCGTGAAAATGCTCTCTGAGCAGATTATGGCTCTTGATAGCAAAATCACAAAGAGCCGTGCTGCATTCATTGCCCGTGACCAGATAGGAAAGCTCAACGGCATTATCACGCAGAAGCGCATGGAAGATATCGGTCTTACGATGTACGAGTGGAGCAGTTCCTCTGACGAGCGCGTCCGTGAAAGTCATGCCCTTATGGACGGAAAACTTTGCCGCTGGGATGATGCGACCGTATACAGTGAGGACGGCGGAAAGACCTGGAAGAAAAGACCGAACGGTGCGGTTCTCATGCATCCGGGCATGGACTACCAGTGCCGCTGTTGTGCTCTTGCCTGGTTCAACGAGCTGATTGACGAGGCCGATGGAAATATTGAGATTCTGAATAACGAAACTTACATAGATCCGAATACCTATTCAAACAAAGTTATTTCAGCAAGCGAACAGGCAAAGGTCGAGGAAATCAAGCAGAAATTCATCGATAACGGATTTTTCCTGAAAGGCACGAATAAGTACCTGGATCTTGACGGCATTGACTACAAGTCGGCGAAAATCACTTATTCGGCGTTCGAGCGCATCTTTGAGAAATACCCGAAACTTAAAGGAAAATTGCCCGCAGTACGGAGCAAGGTTTTGGATGCAAATGTTATCGCTCAGACGGATATGACTTATGGCAAAAAACAGATACTCTTGAACAAGCTCTTTTTCAAGGATTACGCTGTGTTTAAAAAGCATTATGCGGAATCTGTTGAAAAAGGAGTTCATCCGAAGGGAACAACAGCAAAGGCGAATATTTATCACGAATTTGCGCATTGCCTTGACGGAATTCTTACCCAAAGAATGTCAAAGACAGCCCTTGAAAAATGTCCGACTTTCTCCGAATATGCTTGTAAGCAGATTTTTACATTGACAGGTAAAAATCCTGCCGATATACTGACAGAAGTGAGCATATATGCACAGACAGACTATAAAGAGATGTTTGCCGAGTGCTTTGCAGAACTGATGGATAGCAGTACTCCAAGAGAGTTTGCTACAGAACTTGGCAGAATTCTTGAAGATGCTTTTTAGGAGGTGTTGATATGTATCTGAGTCATAAATTCCTTGAAAGCCCGTATTTTGTTCCCGAATTCAACAACTGGCATTTGAAGCCTGGCGCACCCAAAGAAATCCGTGATGAATTCAACGCAATGCTGAAAAACGATTTGGATTGCGGTATGATTGACAGGGATTATTACGAAAAGCATCTTGCGAAAGAGGAAAAATCTGCTTGATTATTTTGAAAATCTTTCAAGTCTCGCAAATCTGCGGGGCTTTTTTTTATGCCATAAGGGTACGACAATTCATCGTACCCTTATTTTTTTAGTTTGTTGGCATACGATGTTAGACACCGTATATACGGTGATACATCAATGTCGAACATCGTATATACATCGTTCGACACCGTATAATAGGTGTTAGACATTGTATAATCGATGTCCGACGGTGTTCGATACCGTTCAACATCGTTACTTTTATTAAAATCTTTGTAATAGTGTATATAAAAATAGACTATTTTTATAAAAATGATATGGTGTTGAACACCGATAGGACGGTATCTAACATCGTATATACGGTGTTAGACGGTGATATATCGATGTTAGACGCTCATCATACGGTGTCGAATAACTCTAAATACTTAATACTAAATTCTAAATACTAAATTTAAATACATACACTTAAACAGCGTAGAGAGTGTGTGTTCGTTCGTTCCTGATTTTATTCAAAAACATATTTTATCTTTTTGTGGCATTTTCAAAATATCTTTGTTGACTTTTTTTAATTTTGTGATATTCTTGAAATCAAGTTTTACATTTCTATCCGAACCCATGCGGCTCGGGCATTTGCGGGAAAGCCCGCGACCGAAATAACTTGCCGGAGTTTTTCGGAATGGTACTTATGTGCCTTTCTGAAACAGTGGCAAGTTTTTTTTATGCCCTGAGGAGAAAACATGGGGACACCCAAAACAGTAAAAAGATTTGACACGCTCGATGCTGGCTCGTGGATGACTACCAAGTTCACAAAAACTACCGAAGGATTCCTTACAGGCCGTGCTATTGTCACAAGTATCGGTGTGTTCACCTACCAGTATGCGGACGGAACCGTACTCCGCGAACTTCGCCTTCCGGAAGAAGTCTTTGCTCCAGAAAGCCTTGAATCTATGAAACTTAAGCCCGTCACCAATCAGCACCCTGACGGATTCGTCACACCGGAAAATCAGAAAGAGCTTCAGGTCGGAAGCTTGGGAAGCGATGTGACTACAACAACACAGATTCGGGATTATGACGGCTGGACGGACGGCGACAAGCTTACAGACGGAATCCATGTAGCAATCGACATGACCATTAACCGTGATGATGCAATAGACGATGTTCTTAACGGTCGCCGTGCTCTCTCGATGGGGTACACCTGCGAGATTGAGGAAACATCCGGCGTTTACATGGGCGTTGAATACGACTGTATTCAGAGAAAAATCAGATACAACCACTGCGCTATTGTTGACGCAGCCCGCGCGGGGGATGCCGCGATGATACATTTGGACGGCGCGGACGCAATCCTTACTGGCTCGCCGAAAGTTCAGAAAACCGCCGCACAATCTACCACAAACAAAGACCACCAAAAACAGGAGGATAAGTCTATGAAACAGACTGTGAGAATTGACGGCATTGACTACGAAGTGGCTGACAGCGTCGCTGCACACATTGCCGCCCTCACCAAGAAATCAGACGAGGCTGTGAAGAAAGCCGACGGTCTGGAAAAGGAAGTCAGCGACAGCAAGGCTCTTGTTTCAAAACTTGAAGCAGAACGCGACACAGAAAAGGCTCGTGCCGACAAGGCTGAGGCTGATCTTGAACAGGCTCGCAAAGATGCCTTTGACGAATCACGGATTGATTCTGTGGTTCAGGAGCGTCTTGCTATTCTTGATGCGGCTGACAAGGCTGGCGTGAAGGTAACACCGGAAATGAAGATGGACGGCATTCGCCGTGCTGTCATTGCGGCAGTTTTCCCTTCAGTGAATCTTGACGGCAAGAATGACGACTATGTTGCCGCTTGCTTCGATTCTGCAAAGGCAGAACTTGAAAAGCGCGGAGACAGCGCACAGCGTGCCGTTGGTGCTGACGGAGTTGGCGGAACTCAGGACAATTTTGATTCTGCATCAGCCCGCCAGAGAATGATTGAACTCAATCAGCGTCGTTCACGCGGCGAGGAGGCATAAGATGAATCTTTACGGAACAGTCCGTGCAATCGCGGGACAGAAATACGGCCTGCAGGATGTCGTTGAAAGCCATGTTGCAGCTGAGAACATCGAACCAGGTGCTGCACTCTTCGGAAAGGTCGGAGACGACAGAGTTTTTAATGCACACAAGAATGTCGTTGCTCTCGTAGCTTCGGCTAATCTCGTGACAGGAAACAAACTTGCCGCAAAAGTAAACGGAGTTGAGCTTGATGAGGTTGATTTCGACACAGACACAGACACAACTCTTGCAGCTCTTGCCGAGGCTATCAATTCCAACGAAAGCCTTTCTGAATCAGGAATTTCAGCAAGTGTAGTTGAGGGGTCAAAGACCATCACAATCACAGGCGAAACCGATGTGACAGGTTCTATCACCGTTACAGGCGGAGAATCACAGGCAACATTCACAGCTACCGCTTCAAACGACATGAAATTTGTCGGAGTCGCAGTTCACGAAGAGCTTGCTTACCGCGAAGGAACAGGATTCTATCCTGCAAACATTCCGGTGAATGTAATGGCTCACGGAAAAATCTATGTTCCTGTAGCTACTGGAGCAACACCGGCAGACAAAAAGCCTGCTTATGTTGTGCTTTCTGGAGACGACAAGGGCAAGTTTACGGACAATTCGTCTGGGGCTTATGACTGTGGCTGTGTTTTCCGTTCGGACGAAAAGGACGGACTTGCGCTCGTTGAAGTTAACGGGCTGAAATAACAGGAGGATATCAGTATGGGACTTACTTTAACTAATTTGGATTCAAAGGAATCCGCATTCTTCGCCCGCGAGACTGAATTCGTGAAATCACGCACTTATGATGCGAAGACACCTGCCTTGAAGGGACTTGCTCTTGTTCCTCAGGCAACAGACTTGCCGGAAGGTATCAGCGAAGTAACTTATCGCCGCTATTCAGAAGCTGGCGAGGCTAAGGTTATCGCTAACTATGCAAAGGACTTCCCTCGTGTTGATGTTTTTGGTGAAGAAGATACCGTTAAGGTCTTCGACATCGGTGACAGCTACGGCTACAACATCAAGGAAATCCGCGAAAGTGCACGCGCCGGAAAACGCCTCGACCAGAGACGCGCTATTGCTGCAAGAAACGCTATCGAAAGCAAGCTGAATTCCCTTACTCTTGTTTCAAACAAGAATACAGGTACATACGGTATGCTCGATTTCCCTGGCCTTACAGAAGCAACTCTTCCGACAGACGGAACAGGAAGCTCAAAGGCATGGGCAACAAAAGATGTTGATAAAATCATTCGTGACATCAACATTTTGCTTTCTGCCGTAATCGACCCGACAAAAGGAATCGAAGTACCGGACACTCTTCTGCTTCCGCTCCCGGTTTACACTGCATTGCAGTCAAGACGACTCGGAACTACAGAAGTTTCGCTCATCAAGTACATCACAGACAACATCCCTATGCTCAAGAAGATTGACTGGCTCAACGAGCTGAACACAATCGGAGCAGGAAACAAGGGACGCGCTATGGTTGGAAAGTTCGACGAAATGCACTGTGAAAATCAGATCGTAACTCAGTTCCTGCAGGGCGATGTTCAGCAGGAAGGTATGGAGTACAAGATTCCTTGTATGGCTTCAACTGCCGGAGTAATCGTTTACTATCCTGGTGCTTTCGCTTATGCGGACGGAATCTGCTAGGAGGCCGGGCGATGTTCGTAAAATACACTCCTAAACACGCGCATATCAAAGTTGTTCCGATTGTAAACAATGACGGTCTGTCTGTTACGGCAGAGAGCATTATTCTCAATCCGGGAACAAATGAAGTGAGCGAGGACAAATGGGAGAAAATCAAGCCGAGCCTTTTTGCTGAAATTGCAGAGGGAACCATTAAGCCGTTCACAGTGGAGACAAAAAAAGCAGGTGTTAAGGCAAAGGCAAAAACATTGAAAGATGTTCCGGCAGCAACTGCTGCGATGATTGTAAATGCCTGTTCAAACAAGGACACTCTCCGCTCATGGTTCAAGGATAATCTACCGGATGAAATCGCTCTTCTCGTCGTTAAGCGTATGCGTGTTCTCAATATGGACATTGACGAAATCAGCGGAGAAAGCAACGAGCTTTCTGATGCTGATATTTGCGATGAATCTAACTCTGGCGATGCCGGAAACGGAGATTCGGAAAAAACTTCTGAAAAAGGAGATTCTGACTTCGACAGCATGAGCTATAACGAGCTTAAAGCCGCTGCTAAGGCCAAGGGTATCAACCCTAGTCAGAGCAAGGAAGCTCTCCTTGCCGCCCTCAAAGGTGACGAGAACAACGAGAGCGGTTCAGAAGATGACTCTGGCGATGCCGGAAACGGAGATTCGGAAAAAACTTCTGAAAAAGGAGATTCTGACTTCGACAGCATGAGCTATAACGAGCTTAAAGCCGCTGCTAAGGCCAAGGGTATCAACCCTAGTCAGAGCAAGGAAGCTCTCCTTGCCGCCCTCAAAGGTGACGAGAACAACGAGAGCGGTTCAGAAGATGACTCTGGCGATGCCGGAAACGGAGATGGTGATATCCCTGATTTCGACAACCCTGCAGTACAGGTGAAATAATGACAGCCCGCGAGATAATCGGCGCGATTTGCCCGGAACTTGCTAAAAGCGAATCCTTGACCGTTTTCATCAAAATGGCGGAGGAGAACTCGAATAAAAAGTTTTTTGGCAAGCAGTATTCTTATGCAGTTGCTTACCGAGCATGTCACCTTTTCACGGTAACGGCAGGTTCGGGCGGAAATGCTGCTTTAGGACTTGGGCAGGTTGCGTCGATGTCTGAGGGCGGTCTTTCGGTTAGTTTTGCTACCGGAAGTGCCGCATCAGATGCGAACGGCGGGCTGGAAACAACGAAATACGGCAAGATGCTGCTGGGGCTTATTAAAAGCCGTCCAAGAATGGGCGTAAATACGGCGGGTCTTGCGGGAGGCGTGGTATGAAATATACGGCAAATGTAAAAGAAACTCAGGTTCTTAAGTGCGGCATCAAAATCGAGCCAAACGGCGGAACTGTTACCGATTCACAGGCAAGAGCAATTGCTTCTGACCCTTGGGGAAAAAGGCTCATTGATACTGGCAAATTGAAATTTGAAAAGGCTGTTGAAGTTCCTACAAAGCCGAAGCTCGGCATGACCGTGACAGGCTCAATCAAGGGAACAAACACCGCAAAAACAGAAACAAAGAAATAGGGGGACACGGCATGAAAAACTTTGCGCCTGTAAAGGCTCTTATTTCATTCTGGGGCTGGGTTTGTGTCATTCTTCTCAGCTTCATGCTTGCGGTTGTTGCTTTTGTGGCTGGAGCTGTTCCTGTTGTAGTTGTTTTTGTGGTTGCTTTCGTGATTTTCGCAGTTTCACTGACTGTGGTAATCCTGAATCCCGGCATTTTTGCAAAACAACATACAACCGAAACTGCTGAATAAAGCAGAGTTCGGAAAATGGGTAAAAGCGGCGTAGAGGACAGAGACCTCGGTTATAAAGACATACTGAAAGAACTTGCGAAGTTCAAGAAGATGGGCGTTAAGGTCGGCATTACCGAGGGAAACCATATCAGCGAAAGTGGTGCCAACATCGCCGAATACGCCGCATACAACGAAGAGGGAACGGAGGATATTCCTTCAAGGCCTTTTATCCGCTCATGGGTAGACAACAATCAGGAGCAGATAAACAAAGTTATGGATTCTGCGTTCAATAGCGTAGTTTCCGGCAAACGGACCGCCGAGGATGCGATGAAGAGAATCGGTGAGTTCGGTGCATCTGGAATAAAGAAAAACATAGTAAACGGCGGTTTTGAACCGAACAAAGAGTCTACTGTGAAACGGAAGGGCAGTTCTAAGCCGCTCATTGACACGGGAACAATGCGAAATGCGGTCAGTTATGAGGTAGTGAAAAAGAAATGAGCCTTTTTAGAAGTACTGTACTGACAAAAATATCTTTTATGCCTGGTGTTCTTGTAAAAGGTCGCTGGACAGAAGGAATTGAAACTCGGACTGAGTTTTCAGGAACATGGCAGCCTGCAAGCGGACAGGATTTGCAGAAACTGCCGGAAGGAAAAAGAAACGACGAGACATTCAAATGTTTCGCACCTATTGAAGTTGCATTTACCGCCGCAGATGCCGACAAGAGCGTTTCCGGCGACAGAATAGAAAAAGACGGTGTTCGGTATGAAGTAATTCTTGCCGCGCCGTGGAATAACGGACTTCTCCCTCACTGGGAGCTTCTTTGTAAGAAAGAAAAGGAGGGTGAGCGGTGAGCGATGAGAGGACACAACGCGAAATGGTACAGGATGCGCTCTATGATTGGATAGAGGCTGTACTTGCTGAAAAAAACTTTCCGTGCCCGATTGTGTGGGACGGATTGGGCGGAACGAGACCGAAAGCACCGTTTGTTTCGATGCAGATGATTGGCGGTACTCGTTCAACTTTTCCGTGGAAGAGCCGGGTAGATCCAGAGACCGGCGAGCAGGAAAGCCGCTTCGATATGCGGAAAACCGTGAGCATTCACGGCTGGGGTGAGCGATGCATGGAACGGCTGGACGAAATAGCGGACAGCATAAGTTCTGAAAAGTACCGCTTAATGTTGAGGCGGAACGGTGTTGTAGTCAATCCGATAACAGGAATTACAACATCAGCTGAGGACATGGCTAACGGCTCTGAAACGCACGGATTTTTTGACCTCGCGGTGACTTACATCCGCGTAGTGAAAGAGGAAACTGGCTGGATTGAAAGCGTCGGCGTTCAGACTGATATGCCCGCAAATCCAGAGATAGACATAAATGCAGGAGGAGCATAATGGCAGAGATTGACGAAATCGTAGAAGTCAATATTTCGCGGCAGACATCTGTCGCTTCTATGGCTTCATTCTCGGAACACCTTATTGCCGACCAATTCAATCCGGTAGGTATAAAGCCACGGTTTGACAAAAAACATCGTGTCCGCATCTTTGGAAGTGCGGCTGATGTTGCTGAGGCTGGGTTCTCAACAGACTCATGGGTTTACAAGGCTGCTGCACGGCAGTTCTCACAGTCACCGCATATCAAGAATATTTATGTGGGCTGGAAAGCACCAAGCGGACTTGCTGATTCAAAAATCACAATCAGCGCGGCTTTCGTTACAGGCAATGTAGTTGCACTCACATTGAACACTGTAAAACTCGATGATGTCAGCTTCGATACAGAAGGTTCAAGCAATGCTGTAGTTGAAAAAATTGCGGCACAAATCAACGAGCGTTTTGCAGGTCAGATGGACGCTTCCGTCTCAGATGACAATCCGCTGGTCATCGAAATTTACGGAATTACACCAAGCGGAGTTTCATTGCAGGTTACAGGCGGTACAAGCCATGACCAGACAGCGACATCTACAAATACACCTATCGCGGCTGATGCAAGCTGGACAGATGCGCTCAACGCAATGGGGAACGATGCCAACAACGGCTTCTATGCCTGTGAAATCCACAGCGATGTTCAGGCTGATTTGCAGGAATTCGCACTTTGGGTACAGGCAAATGAAAAGCTCGGTGGTATCGTAACAAGCGACAGCACTGTTGTTGATGAAGATTCCGGCGACATTGCCGACTGGCTTAAAACAAACAACATTGACCGTGTTTTCTGTTTCTATCATCCGAGCGACCCTTATTTTGTTTCAGGTCTTTTCGGAAAACTGCTTGTTAAGCATCCGGGAAGCGCAACCTGGGCACTCAAAGCTCTTGAAGCTACTGCAACAGTTAGCCTTTCTGCAGGCCAGCGTAAGACCGCAACAGCAAAGAACTGTAACATCTACACTTCTGTTTCTGATTTGCCTCTCACACGCTGGGGTAAGGTTGGAAGCGGTGAATATATCGATGTCATTCACGGCTGTGACTGGCTTAAGGCTAAGATCCAGCAGCTTGTTCTTACAGCTCTTGCACAGCAGGACAAAGTTCCTTATGAGGATTTAGGAATTGAAGCAATCAAAGGACAGCTTAAGACAGGTCTTGAACAAGGTGTTACTTATCAGATTCTCAAAAAAGGTGCATACACCATTGAATGTCCGACAGCGGATGAAGTTGATGCGGCTGCAAAGGCTGAAAGAAAACTTCCTGATGTTAAGTTCAATGCACCACTTTCAGGTGCTATCCACAAGACCGCTATTGACGGCGTAGTAACGCTGTAAGGAGGAATGAAATATGCCTAGTCAGCCATTGATGGCAACATACGACCCGAAGATGGTCGTTATCACATTCGGCGGAACTCCGATTATGGGCTACGCCGAGGATTCTTTTGTTGAGTGTGCTCCTGCCGAGGAACGCTTTACCCGTAAGGTTGGCGCAGACGGTGAGGTAGTACGCTCTAAGAGTGCAAACGGCTGCTACGATGTAACTGTCACACTCTTGCAGACAAGCCTTTCAAATGGTGTTCTCTCTGCAGCACAGGTTGCAGATGAAACCACAGGACTTGGAATGTTGCCGCTTTCAATCACAGAGATTGCAAGTGGTGCAGAGCATTTCTTCCCGCAGGTATGGGTTGAAAAACCTACATGGTCACGCGGTAAGGAAGCCGGGGAACAGGCGTGGGTATTTCACACCGGACAGGCTGCAGTTGCCGTTACTGCGGGAACAATCGGTGTATAACGGGAGCTGGAAATGGAAAAGACTAAAGAAAAGGTTATCGATGGAATCACATTCACAGTCGCTCCGTTCCCGGCTATCGAAGCCCTGCGCCTGAAATCATATCTGATGAAAACACTCGGTCCGGCACTTGCCGAGGCTGTTGATGTTTTCAAGGGCGCAGGAAATGCCGATACCGACATTTCCGGGGAATCGCTTTCGGGCGTGGTTGAAAAGCTGACAGCGAGCCTTGATGAGGAAAACTTCGTCAAGCTTGTTCAGCGCATGCTCCGCTATGTTACCGCAAAAGGCTCAGAAAACGACGGAACACCTATTGTGGCGATGTTCGGCGACAACTTCGAGGCGAATTTTAACAAGGTATTCGGCGGTCGGCTCTTTTCGATTTACCCTGTTATGCTTCTTGTACTGGAGGCAAACTATCCGGATTTTTTCGGGAAGGTGGCGGGGAATATTGGAAGCCTAACCCAGCGAATAAATACCTTCGCTCAGGTAAACGGCGAAGCAAATCCCGCCTTGACGAAATCGGAAGCGTAGGAACGCTCGCTCCTGAAATTGAGGACGAGTTTTTAATTTGGCGCGTGTGGCAGAAAAAGGGAGTTCCGCTTGATGAACTCAGAAACAGGTGGACTTACGAAGACCTGCTGCACGCTAATGCTGTCCTTGATATGGACGAGGATATAGAAGCCGCCGTTGACGGTCTGATTGATTTTGAATCTAAGCATGGGGGAAAACAATAAATGACAATTCGTGAGCTTATAACTTTTCTTGGGTTCAAAATCGACAACGGTACGCTTAAAGAATACGAGCGGAAAGTAGAATCCGCAAAGAAAAAATCCTCAGACCTCTCAAATGCGGTCGGCGGTATCGGCAAAGCCGTCAAACTTATTGGCGGTGTAGCTGCCGCCGCCGGAATAACCGCTCTCGGAAAAAGCATTCTCGACACTACTGGTGAAGTCGAGCAGTACCGCGTAACTCTCGGTACTATGATTGGTGACCAGGAAAAAGCAAACCAAATAATCCATGACTTAGACTATTCACCTGTTTCTGATTTTTACGGAACTGCCGCCGCAATTGGTGGATTGCAGGGGATGGTCACTTTCGGTATGCAGGCCGAAGATGCATCTGAGACACTTACCCGCTTAGGTGATATTGCTCAGGGAAATGGAGAAGCGTTTAAAAGCCTTTCTCTCAATATGGGGCAGGTATTCGCAAAAGGCAAGGCCGATGCTACTGATTTAAAGCAGTTCGTAGGCCAGGGCTTTGATGTCGTCGGTGAAGTGTCAAAAATGACAGGAAAGAGCCGTGCCGAAATTGAAAAAGCCGGCGTTTCTTATGAAATGTGTGCAAAGGCTTTGGAACATATAACGGGCGAGGGCGGAAAATACAACAAGATGCTCGAAAAGCAGAGCAAAACTCTTCCGGGTCTTGTAAAACAGTTTCAGTCACTAACGGCTGCAATCAAGGAAGGTATAGGCTCAAATGTCATTGACAGGATAAAAGACATTATGAGCGCCGTGTTAAACCTTGGGCGCAGTATGCAGGACAACATTGTCGCTGTCGGCACAAAGGCTTTCGAGGCAATCCTCAACGCAATCGCAGATGTTTATATCGCCTTTCATCTTCTTAAAATGGAAATGGAAAAATACGGCGGTGCATTCACTGCAATAAAGGCTCTTTTGAAAGATGTTTTCGGCTTTATGGAGAGTATCTTTCAGAGCAGCCGTCCTTTCATTTTGGCAGTCGCCAAGGCAATCTTACTCGCATTCAAACCTATAGAGGCTTTCGTAAAACCTGTTCTTGAATCTCTGAAACCAATTTTCAAAGATGTGTTCAGCTTTGTGGCAGAGATAATCGAGCAGCTTCTTCCTGTGATAGATGCGCTCACTCCGGCTTTTAAATATCTGGGTGAGAGTATCGGAAAAATCTTTGAAAAACTACGACCGATTATCGGTAATCTTGCAAAGGCTTTAAATGCTGCATTTGTACCGATACAGGCGTTCATTATGCCTGTTGTAAAGGCGTTGAAAGTTCTCTGTGACAGTGTTTTCAATGCCATTGGAGTTTTACTTGATGATGTTGAAAAAGATACTTCAGGTTTAGCGGCGGCAGTCAGTGCGCTTACTCCGGTTTTTGAAACTCTTGGAAAAATTGTAGGTGCTGTAATTACCGTTTTTGCTGCTGGAATAGAAATGCTCGGTCCGGCACTAAAGCCAATAGCATACATAATTCTCGGAATCGTATCGGCAATAAAAATATGGACTGCCGTGCAGACAATCCTTAATGCTGTTATGGCGGCAAATCCTATTGGACTTATTATTATCGCTGTAGTCGGTTTGATCGGCGTTATTACCCTGCTTGTAAAAAAATGGGATGTCGTTAAAGCAGCTCTTATAAAAGGCGTAAAAGCGGTATGGAACTTCATCAAGAAGTTTGGTGCTGCAATTCTTGCAATCTTGTTTCCAATTCCGGCGGCAATTATTGCCGGAATCATGCTTGTCGTAAAAAACTGGGAGACAATCAAAAATGCGCTCATAGCTGGAGCAAAAGCTGTCGGCAATTTCTTTGTCGGTATATGGGAAACCATAAAAAATGCTTTTATAACAGCTTTCAAGACCATAGGAAATTTCTTCGTTGGAATAGGTCGTTCCATCAAGAACTTTTTTGTAAATATCTGGAACTCAATAAAGAACTTCTTTGGCGGACTTCCAAATTATGTAAAAGGAATGCTGCTTGTTTTGGCAACTATTATTGCACCGATTCCTATGCTTATTGTCGGTGCGATACTGCTCGTCAGAAAACATTGGGACAAAATCAGAGCGGCGATAATCAAAGGTGCTAAGGCTGTAGGAGAGTTCTTCAAAAAACTTTGGGAAGAGATAAAAAATACTGCGGTCGCCGCTTTCAACAAACTAAAGCAGGTCTTAACGAGCATTCTTGACGGCATCAAGGCTGTATGGTCAAAAATCACGGGCTTCTTCTCGGCTTTGTGGGAAAATATTGTTGTCGCCGCTGAAAAGATATGGAGCGGAATAACAGCCGTTTTCTCTGCAATCATTGAACAAATAAAAGCCGTATGGAGCACCATTACAGACTTCTTCGGAGGGCTGTGGGACGGCATCGTTTCACTTGCTTCAAGCGTTATCTCAGGACTTGCAGAGCCGTTCTCCAAAGTTCTTGATGTCATAAAAGGCTTGTGGACTGGTCTTACTGATTTTTTCAGCAGTCTGTGGGATTCACTTAAAAACGGTGTCGTTTCTGTTGCAGAAGCCATAGGAAATATTTTTACAGGACTGTTTGACGGTGTAAAGAATCAGTTCTTCGGCTTCATCAACACGCTTAAAGACGGCTGGGAGAAAGTAAAAGGTTTCTTCGGTGGGCTGTGGGACGGTGCGGTAAACTTCTTCACTGGTAGTGAAAGCAAGGAAGCCCCGGAACCGACAAAAGTCAACGATATGATTCTTACGCCGGACGGAACTTATTCAACACATCCGGACGACACAATTTTTGCGATGAAGAATCCTGGCTCGCTTGTAGACCGCCTTGCAGAATACTTTGCACAGGCTAAACCTGAGCCGTCTTATGCACTTGCAGACAGTTCTGCATCTCAGGCAGTAAGGCAGTGCGTAAGCAACGACTACAGCCGACATTCTTCTTCCAGCGTTTACAACACTCCGATTCATGTAACCGTTAATGCAAGTGGCATGACAGCTGAACAGGCACGCCGTGCAGTTGAAAACGGTGTAAAAGGTGCGCTCCGTGATGCTATAAACGGAAGCCGTGGCACAATTCCGTCAGCGGAAGCAAGGAGTGCATAATGGCAAAGGTTGTTAAGTGCATTTATCCGACTGACAAAGATGCAACAGCTGGAATTGAAATAGACGCTTTTCTTTCTGAAACTTACCGCTTCGGTAACAAGCTGACTGATAAGCCGTCGGAAGGAAAAGACACGAGCGGAGCTGGAACTGTCACGGAAGAGCCGGACGAGCTTACGGTTGAGGCATTCATCGGAGCGACGAAATTCGAGGTCGTTCAGTCTGCGCCGCCGAAAAGCATTTCTGAAATTTCTTTTCCTGATTCATATCCGCGCGAGCGTGTTGTAAGCGCGTATGAGGAACTGAAAAGGCTGAAAGAAACAAAACAGCCTATGGATATTGTGACAGGCCTTACAACCATGACCGGAATGGTCATAACGAGCCTTGAAATCGTGCGCGACGAATCATCGGGAAACGACCTGCCGTTTTCATGCACATTCAAAAAGGCTCCTGTCACGACATCCGCCGCGACACCTGCAACCGAACAGGCTCAGGGTGCTGCGAATACAGGAAAAAGCGGCACGGAGCAGCCAAAAGAAAACTTTATCACGAAGCGGGCTGACGAGTGGCAGAAAAACGGAATGATGACTGACAGCCAGAGAGTGGCGTTCAGAAGTGAGACGGGGCTTTAGTATGGAGTGGTTCATAATTGAAACTCACGCGGACGAATATCCGCGCTGGACACAGAAAATTACTATGGGCGGCTCGCTCTACAAGCTCTATTTTTCATGGAACGAGCGTCAGGAAATATGGCAGATGTCAATTTCAGATTCTGACGACAACCTGCTTCTTGGAGGGCTTCGGCTTGTTCCTGAAATTGACCTGCTTGCAAAATACAGGGTGAGCGTTCCAAAACTGCCGGTGGGAATGCTTATTGTCTTGGACAAGATGAGCGACCTTTCAACTGCGGAACTCGACAGAGATAACTTTGGAAGCCGTTTTCTTCTCGGATATTTTGATTTCGGGGAGGCTTGAGAATGGCATTTCAGAGATATGTAGGTCTTTCCGTTACGACAAAGGACGGAGAGAGCGTAAAAATTGAAGACCTGCGCATAGATTTTGACATAGAGCGCACTTGCGGAAAGGAATCAAACCGTGCCGTTATCCGCGTTTATAACCTGACGAAAGAAACATCGGCACAGGTTACTGAAGCTGACGGTCATATCTTTCTTAGGGCGGGATATAAGGACGAAGCGACAGGAACGATTTTCACGGGCGACATTCTCTGCGGAAACCGTACTCGTGAAGATAACGACTATGTGACGACGATTGAAGCGTATGACGGTCGGACTGCCGTGATGGGCGGTATGGTGTCTCTTTCCTATGCGCCCGACACTGATGCGCTGACGATTGCCCAGGCTCTTCTTGATGCAATCGGGCTGGCATACAAGGGAACGGACTTGATTCCTGACGGAGAAAAATATCCGCACGGATACTGCTTTATCGGAATGGCAACGGACGGACTTACAGAACTGCTTGCCCGCTACGGGCTTTTCTATACCGTGCAGGACGAAACCTTGTACATATACGAGCAGGGAAAGGAAACAGAAAACTCCGAACTTACGCTTGAAGAGGGCGGGGATCTTCTTACTCTTCCTCAGCCGTTAAGCGATAAGACGGAATGCAAGGATATAAACGAAGAAGCACCAAACCGCTGGGTATTCGGAGCGAAACTGAACCCTCAGCTTGTTCCTGGTGCTTCGGTAAGCATTGAATCCTCGACCTTTAAAGGCGAACTTGTGATTCAGAGCGCAAAGTGCAGGGGAAGCAACATGGACGGTGACTTCCGTGTTGATATCGAGGCGGAGGCTTTGTAATGAACGAACTTACACGGCTGTTGAAAGAAAATTTTGATTACTCAATGACGAACATCCACACGGCTTTTCCGGGCGTGGTCGTAAAATACGACAAGGACACCCGCCGTGCGGACATTCAGCCGAGCATAAAGCGTAAGCTGCCATCCGGCGAGTTTGTTGATTTTCCTGTAATTCCTGATGCACCTGTACTTTTTCCAGGCACGAAACAGTACACCGTCTGCTATCCGCTTGAAAAAGACGATGAGGTTCTCTGCATCTGCATGGAGCGTGGAACCGATACATGGCGTGACAATGGCGGAAGCGGAATTGAGGAAACCGACCCGAGAAGATTCAGCCTCATGGACTGCATTGTGATTCCGGGCTTACAGCCGCTTGAATTCATCGGTGCAGAGGGTGACGGCTTTTGTGTGGTACATAAGGCAAAGCCGGACGGCGATTTGATTTCTTCAGTCGTAATGGATGATGACAAGATCCAGGTAACTCAGCAGAAAGCCGTGCTGACCGTAAAGGGAAACAAGCTGAGCTTCAAAAACGACAGCAAGGATTTTTTCACGGTTATGAGCAAAATCCTTGACGATATGAAGACTGCGGCACAGAACTCGAAGACCTTTGCGGGAAATGCAAAAGGTCATAAGACTGTGGGAAGCCCTGCAAATCACAATGTAAGCCCGGATGACCAGGCGAAATTCGCGATAGACGAACAGAATTTCAATACTGATGCGCAGAACTTCGGTACTGATAAAACCGACCTCGGCAAGGTTATGGAGGCGGGAGAATAATGGCACTTGTAGTTTCAACATTACAGGCAGATTTACAGGCAACATTTCTCGCTATGAATGACATCACAGATGGAAGCGGCGACCGCTATATGGCTGACAATGTTGCAAAGAACATAAAAGACTACATTCTCACAGGAAAAACATCTACAACTGATGCAGGAGCCGCACCTGCCGGAACTTATTCAGGAAGTGGCTCTGGAACTATGACGATAGATGATTCTTCCCTTGCCGATGATTTGTATTCGACTTTTACAGCCGGATATGATAACAACGGTCTTGCTTCTCTCATGGCGGCGGATATAGACAAGGCATGTTCGGCAAACGATACGGTTTCAGAGACTTCAAAAGGTACCGTGACAACTCCAAGCGGAGCTTCGAGTATTTTCTCAGGTCCTGCACAGGGGAAATTCAGCGGAAGCAAGGCGACCATAGAAAGCAAGCTGAAAGCCTGTTTCAGCTCTATGGACGAAATGACCAGCGGTGGAAACGAGTATTTTGCACAGGAAATGGCTTCTGCTATTGATTCTTATCTGAAAGCCGGAAGTATCAGCGTAACACTGAAAAGTCCGTTTCTTTTTGGAACAGGCGGAGGAACGATTGCATGAAAGATTTTGCGCTTGAACCTGGAACAAACAATTTTCTCTGGAAGAAACGCGGCATGACTATGACTTCGGAATATTTGCAGTATATGCAGCAGAAAGTTATCTGCTGTCTTTCACTTTTCAGGGGTGAGTGGTATCTCGATACACGGCTTGGCATTCCTTATATTCCGGGATGGAGTCTTGAAAAAGACGGCCACCGCACAATTCTTGAAAGTGCTATTCGTGTAAAAATAGCGAGCACCAGCGGAATTAAGAAACTGACATCATTTGAAACAAATCTTGACCCGAAAACTCGCTCGTTCACTGTTAGTTTCTCTGCTCAGTGTGATAACGGCGAGGTTCTGGAGATGAACGACATACAACTTGGAGGCAATGAATGAAAAGAACACAGTACGGACTTACAGAAGCGGGTTTCGTTATAAAACCTCTTTCAGTTATTCTCGAAGAAGAAAAAGAAGCTTTTCGCAGTGCTTTCGGTGATGATGTAGACTTATCTGATGAGAGTGTTGCGGGTGCGTATGTCGGAAATCAGGCTGCAAAACTTGCGGCTCTTTGGGAACAGTTGGAAGGTTTATGGAATGCCGGAGACAAGGACAGCGCAAGCGGTATGTTTCTTGACAGGCTTGCAGCGTTCGTGAATGTATCTCGCGAACCGGCAAAGAAAACTCAGGTGACTGCATGTTTGTGGGGAAATCCAGGAACGGAAGTCCCGAAAGGATCACTGGCAAAGCTCTCAACAACGGAAGACCTCTTTGCGCTTACAAAGGCTGTGGACATTACAAAAACAAACATTCTCGGTGTTGAAGTCAGCGTAAGCGATGAATCGGATCTGTCTATTACGCTGGGAACTTCAACGCTTTCAGTGATTTTTTCTGAGGGTGACACTAAAGAAGACTTGCGGGATGCCCTTTATGCTCGGATTTCAGAAACACTCGGTGAAACATTGTCAGTTGAAAACATCGGCGATGAAGGACTCCGCATCTTATCAGCTGATGGTGTAACTGCGTTTTCAGCTGATGTTTCCGGCGCACTCGAAATAAAATCAGTCGGTAGCCCTGCCGTGTTTGCGGCAAAAAATGCCGGTAGAATCTATGCGCCGAGCGGAACCCTTACCGCTATGGTGTCAAATGTTTCAGGTGTTTCTTCTGTTACGAATTATGCCACAGGAGTAACAGGGCGGGATGCTGAGAGTGATACGGAACTTAGGGTGAATATGAACACACGGCAGAAACAGGCTACCTGCACCGAACTTGCCATTGAAAACGCAATTTCTAAGCTGACTGGCGTGACTTATGCAAGGGTGTATTCAAACCGCGATATCATTGAAGCAAGTGGCAGACCGCCGAAAAGTTACGAGGCTGTTGTTGTCGGCGGAGATGCACAGACAATAGCTGAGACCATTTTTGCAAACGGACCGGCGGGAATACAACCTTACGGAAATACAGTTCAGACATTAAAAGACAGTCAGGGATATGACTGGGATGTCGGTTTTTCAAGGCCTGTAAACCGCAATATCTGGATAAAGATAATTCTTACACTTTACGACGAAGAAGAATTCCCTGCTGGCGGTGCGGCGGCAATAAAAAGCAATATCGTTTCTTGGGGTGCTGAGAACCTTGGAGTTGCCGTTGACCTTATTTTTCAGAGGCTTGCAATTCCTGTTTATGAGGTTCCTGGAATCGCACATGCGGAGATAAAAGTAGCGGCTACCCTTGACCCGGACACTCCGCCTGATACAAGCGAGTACGCTTCTGCGAACATTGCCGTAGGAGAGGTTGAGATAGCTGTCCTTGACGAGAGCCGTATTAGCGTGGAGGTCGCAGGCTGATGGATAAGATAGATTTTTCGACATTCAATAAGCCGAAGCATTTTCCTCAGTGGCTCTGTTCCGGGGACACGCTTAAGCTTGCCGAATACGATGACGCGCAACTTGAAGAGCTCGACAAGAACATCCGTGACATGAGCGGGCAGTTTGATATTGACAACGCGAGCGGTGCGGAACTTGACCGAATTGGAAAGATTCTCGGAGAGGACAGGGGCGGCAACAGCGACCGTATTTACAGGATTTATCTGAAACTTCGGACTATGCTGAACACTGCGGACGGGACAGTTGAGGATATTATCCGCTTCGTCAAATTCTTCTTTACATCGGAGACCGTTCATCTCGTGCCAAACTATCCGGCGGGATTGCGAATCCTTCACGACGGCTTTAATGACACTGTAGATTTCAACCGCATCATCAGGCAGATTGTCGGAGCTGGAATCGCATACGATACGCGGGAGCTGTTCAACATGACAGAAGAGTTCCCGATTGACGAGAGCGACGAGAAAAAAGTTCATCGCGTTGAAAAAGAGCACTTTCCGAGAAACACCATATTGCGGAACGGTCGCGTTCTGCGTGACGGCGTTACGGTCTTACCGACACATTTTGTGCCGCTTTTCCGTGACGGCTCGGAATTAAGGGACGGTGCCGTAGAGCGAAGAAACGAGCTTCACAAGGTTAAGGCTGATGAAGAAGTGAATACACCAGTCCTGCACAATTCTGGAATCCTTGATGTGCTTGCACTCTGCTACCGGCGGATTCTGTCAGATGCATGGAAATCTCACCTTAAACGGAACGGCGCAGTATGCAGAAACGGAAGTGAACGGAGAAGCGGCTATGCGGCTGCCTTTGCAAACGACCGCTTTTTCTTTGACAGCATGGAGCAGTCTATTACAGACCGCATTGATATTTCTGACACCGACGAAAAGAAAGCCGTTATGAATTCGGCTGACGGCATCGGAAGAAGATACAAAAGAAACGGCAGCCTTGTCCGTGACGGAATACATTATAGGGCAAGCGACAGGCTCGTGGACTTTACATCGCGGTTTTCGATGCTTTCTGGAGCAGTGGAAAATTGGAGCGAATCTGACAGTTTTGTTTTTGAAACTGTCGGACAGAAAAACGCGGACAGTTTTCCCGTGCGTGATGAAAGTACGGAAGGAGCCTTTGAAAGCTCCATTTCTGATGCAATAGGACGAGGGTACAAAAGAAATGGTGTTCTAAGCCGTACCGGGACAGCTTACCGTTCAAGCAACGGAATTACAGATCCGGCATTAATGCATTTGGAAGAATCGGCAGTATCTGATAGATGGTCAGTTACAGATTCCTTTGAATCTGGAAAACGCTGGTGGTTTTTCCGTGGCGGGCAATATAACAGGGACAGCAGCATAACGCGAAAAAGCGGAGTGCTTGAAGCAATATAACTAATGGGAGGCATGAGAATGCAGAAAGATGTGGAAAGATTTCCGATGAAAGGAATCTTCAAGATGGTCGTAAGAAAAAACGGAAAGGTTGTTGAAGAGTACGAAGACCACAACCTTATCGTAAACGGTGCAAGGAACCAGGCTACAAGGCTTTTTGCGGGTGATACAACTAAGAGACCGATTGCAAGAATTGCATTCGGTACAAGCGGAACAGCCCCGGAAGTAACTGACACCGCCATTACAGGTGCTTATACAAAAGCTGTTGAAGGCTTTGAATATCCTGCAATGGGGCAGATTCAGACAAACTGGGAACTTGGCGTCAGCGAAAACAACGGTATGGCAATCATGGAGTTCGGACTTTTGTCTGGAGACGGAACTCTTTTGTGCCGCAAGGTTCGCGAAAATCCGATTTACAAGGAACCTGACATCAGCATTGAAGGACACTGGACTTGGATTTTCTAAGGGAGGAATAGAATATGGCAAATTTAAGTGAAGAAACAAAGTGGGAGAACGGCATCTACCAGCTTGAAATTGATGACCCACTCCAGGGTGGAGCAGATGGAATCGACAATGTTCAGGCAAAGCAGCTGGCAAACCGCACCCGCTATCTGAAAACAAAAATTGAAAGCACTCAGGCAAAAGTTGCTCCTGTTGAGGCTTCGGAAAAGTCTGCTCACGCCTATGCAATCGGCGAGCAGTTTATGTACAACGACATTCTCTATACGGCAAGTGCGGCAATCGCTGTTGGAGACACAATCACGCCTGGAACAAACTGCTCTGCAAGTGATGAGCTTGTAAAGCAGCTGGCAAACCACAAAAGCAACATATCGAACCCGCACAATACAACGGCAGCTCAGGTGGGAGCTTACACTAAGGCTCAGACAGATGCGTTGCTTGCAGATTTGTATGCATCTGCAAGGACTGATGAAAGCAAAGCCCGCAACCTTCTTGATGTTCTTGGAATTCGTTCAGTGCATTCTGATACGCCTGCAACAGAAGCAGAGGCAAAAGCCTGTATTCTTGAGATGCACAACAGATTACAGGCTGGAGATACATCATGGTATCGTGACTGCGATTATCTTGACCTTGCAAGCATTACTGTTGACGGAACTACCTACACATGGAATGCCAGCTATAAGAATCTTCGCCTGATGAACATGGGATTGAATGTGTATAAACACGCCGGTGATACAGAGAATACACAGAACCATGTTGTAATGCAGTTCAGAAACTGTGTTCTTACAAAGCGAATGAATGCGACAGACACAAATACTGGCGGTTATGCTAGTTCTGAATTGTATTCCTGGTTGAATGATAAATTCAAAGCAGGCCTTGTCGCTGCTCTTGGTAACTACCTCTACAAAGTCAGACGACTGCTTTCAATAAAAAGCTCATGGGCGTGGGCTGATGACACCGTATTTTTGCCGACCGAGCACGAGATTTGGGGAACTGATGTGTGGTCTGAAAGTTGGGACGGCGGTTTTCAGGCTCAGTGGCCAGCTTACAAAGACAGTGCGATTTACAAAGTAAAAAAGCATAACGGAAGCGGAATGTGGTGGTGGGAAGCATCGCCGTATAAAGATAACGCGGTTTCGTTTTGCGTTGTCGTCGACTACGGTTATGCCAACTACTACATCAATGCCAGTGCTGCTGGTGGGTTGTCGCCCGCTATCTGTGTCGCGTAGCGGCACGAAAATCTTGAAATCTCGCCCCCTTGTGGGGCGAAGACAATAGAAATGTGATATAATAAATTTTCCCCGCGTAAGCGGGTGAAAAAAATAAGTTTTAAATGGGGAAGCTATGAGCGTTTTAAAAAGTAAGCGCGGACTTTCTAAAATGGAGTTTTACCATAACGCACGAAAATTGAGGCGTGAACTTACAGAGTTTTTACGCCGGGATTTTGGCGTTCATTCCAGAAAAAACGCAAGCAAAATAAATCCTACGCTCCCAGATGATTGGTACGATGAGGACATCGTTGATTTTTCAAAGAATATAAGGATTTTATTGCGTAATTTGGTCTGGAACATTACGGCGGCAAATACAATAAATGCAAGCAGTGAAAAACTTGTTGAGGAAAAGAAAAAGAGACTTTCCGAAAGGCGAGGGTATCAGAATGCTGCAATAATCAACTGTCAGCAGCTTATACAGGAATTTCAGTTCTGTGAAGATTCGTTGCCTATAAATGCAGAAAAACTGTTGCCTTATGTGGAGTCCATTAATTTTGAGATAACTTTACTGAAAGGCTGGAGAAAATCTGACAATAAACTGTGGGAACAGATTTTGGCAGAAGAAAAAAATTGTGAAATAAGGTAATATTCAATTAGAATATAAAAGGGTGTTCCCTGTACGCGGTTTCGTTTTGCAATGTCAACAACAACGGAAATGCCAACAACAACAACAATGCCAGTGCTGCTGGTGGGTTGTCGCCCGATTCCGTGAGGTGGCACACGGTCAGGCTCATTGAGCCGAGCCACTCGACACAGAAGGAGAGAACATCCTGCGGACTGGCTTTACGCCCTCCGCGAACAGTAATTCTGACACGCCCGTGCGGACGCGGACGGAAGACCGTCCAGGCATGGCAGCCATATTGCGGAAGGCTGTTTCATGCACGGTGGCGTAAGCGGCATATACTGCAGAACGGTCATAGATAAATGAATCGTGTCATAAGTCTATAATTGACCGTATGCCGTGCAGAATTGATTTTTTTGTTTTATGGGAGTTTTTGATGAGCGACAAAAGACACGAGGCTCGTTATCAGAGGCGGAAAGAGAAAAGGGAACAGAAGCGCATCTCTAAAATCGGCTTTTATGATGATTTCAGCCTTGTTTTAAATGCTGACAAACTGTGTGCCGCGTTCAAGAGGGCAAAACGCGGCGTGTCCTGGAAAGAAAGCGTTCAGCGGTATGAAGCAAATCTTCTCCAAAATGTAGTCGAAACGAAACGAAAGCTTCTTGCCGGAGAAGATGTAAGGCGTGGTTTTGTTGAATTCACCGTAAACGAGCGCGGAAAGATGCGGCATATAAAAAGCGTTCACATTTCAGAGCGTATAGTTCAAAAATGCCTGTGTGAGGAAGTTCTTTCCCCGATTCTCGAACGCCCGCTTATACATGACAACGGTGCCTCAATCAAGGGAAAAGGCACCCAGTTTGCGTTGGACAGACTTACTGCCCATCTTCGCCGTTATTACCGCGCCAATGGTAACTCAAACGAGGGATATGCGCTTCTAATTGATTTCAGAAAGTATTTTGACAGCATCGACCACAGAATCCTTGCGAAACAGCTTGGACGGCACATAAAAGATGCAAGGCTTAGGATTCTTTTGTGGAATTTCATTCAGGCTTTCGGACCGGAAAAGTCTCTCGGTCTTGGCAGTGAAGTCTCACAGATTTGCGCTGTATTTTTCCCGAACAAAGTAGACCATTTTATTAAAGAAAAACTGCGTATAAAATACTACGGTCGTTATATGGACGACCTGTATCTTATTCACAGCGACAAAAACTATTTGAAACAGTGCCTGTATCAGATTCAAAAGCTGTGCGCTGAACTTGGAATAACTCTTCATGACAAAAAGACGCGGATAGTAAAGCTTACTCAGGGCGTGAACTTTTTGAAAGGTCGTTATATACTTACTAAAACAGGAAAAATAATTAGGCTTCCGAGCAGGGATTCAACAGTTAGAATGCGACGGAAGCTGAAAAAATACAAAGGTCTTTGTGAACACGGAAAAATGAACTCTTCTGACATACGCATATCATACCAGTCGTGGCGCGGATGTTTCAGAAAGCGTTTTGATGCGTATTACAAACTTAAGCGGATGGATAAGCTCTACAACGAGCTGTTCATATATGACCACACTCTTGTGAGTGCGTAAAAATTAAAACCATGCGTTTGCCGGAGCGCATAGAAAACGAGGAGGCAAGCGATGGTATATCTTGCAAGAAAAAATGGAGCTGTCATTCATCATACCGACATGGAAGCGATGAAGACAATGGACGGAATCAGCAAGGCTGAAATGGAGGTCTCAGACGAGGAGTTTGAGGCTGCAGGAAGCCTTGCCCGGATTATTGACGGAAAAATCTTCATCGGAAAAACTGATAAAGAAAAACAACGTGATGATGCTGAGGTGAGAATCCGCCAGCTGAAAGCGAAGCTCGCCGAAACTGATTACATTGCCGCAAAAATCGCGGAGGGCAGTGCGACCGCAAAGGAGTATGCAGAGCAGATTGCAGAACGCCAGGCATGGCGGGCAGAAATCAACGAACTGGAAGAACTGACCGCTTGAAATGCCATAAGACACAAAGTATTATAAAACCAATAAATGCCAGGATTGCCGGAATCCTTAGGAGTTTCCGTCAGTCCTGGCATTTTTTTATCCGTAGGAGAACAATTTTTTATGTGGGAAGCAATATCGAATGTTCTGACAAGTGCGAATGCCTTGCAGACAATCATCAGCATAATTCTTGTGCTTTTGATTATCGTCGTGATGATAAAAACTGGGATGATTCGTATAAGGACAAAGCATGTTCAGGTGGGGCGTGCAAGATCCGCATCTGATACAGAGCGGGCGATAATCCGCGAGCAGTGTGATTTTACCCATGTCTACTTGATGGGGCTTGTGTCAAAAATCAAGCAGGTAACGCCTGATTTGCTTTATGACGGTTACTTTACGAAATACATTCTTGAGGTCGCATACGATGAGTTTGTGCGGTGGATAACATTCAATCACATCGAGGATTCAGAGGAATACATCAGCACCAAGCAAAGAAAAATCTGCTCGCTTGTCTACAGCATGGGTGTGCGCAATGAATTTAAGACGGCAGAGTTCAATCATCGGATGTGCAACTGGGTCGAGGAAATAATCCGCGAGCTGGTAAGGATTCGGCATGTGTATGAGCGCCAGGGAGGGCAGAAATGACGATTGAAGAATTCGTGAAGAAAAACACTGGAAAGAAAGTCGATTATGACGGAGTTTTCGGCGCACAATGCGTTGATTTGTTCCGCCAGTATGCGCTTGATGTTCTCGGAATTCCTGAACACACAGGCTCATGCGCTACAAGCGGCGGTGCAAAAGATTTGTACCTCGATTACAACAAAATGCCACTGGAGAAGAAATACTTCTCAAAAATCACGAACAAGTCTTTTGTTCCTGGCGATGTTCTTGTCTGGGATGAAAGCGGAACTAACAAATTTGGTCATGTGGCCATCTATCTTGGAAGTCTCAACAATGACTTTATCGTGTTCGAGCAGAACGGAATTACACAGGACGGCGCGAAAATCGCCCTGAGAAGCCGTGAGTGGCTTTTGGGCGGTTTGCGCAAGAAATAAGAGGTTTTTT